CTTCCAAATTTTTACTGTGATAACTGAACCGTCTACTGTAAGAAGAATAATTTGACTTTTATTTTTATCTTTGTCAATTACCGTTCCTGCTATTCTATTTAATTGGAAAATATTAATTTCAGTTCCTTCTTTTGTTTCAAATGAACGTTCAATTTCTGGCTCTGGATTTAAACAGCTAAAATTTGAGATTCCATAGGCATTATATTTAATTTTTGCTAATTCATGTGGGTGATAGTAAAAGCTAAGGCTTTCCATTTCCCACTGGGATATTGAGCCGCCTGCATACTTTTGATAGGTTTCGTCCAATAATGAAGAATTGAGTTTGTTGAGAATTTCTTCTTGATTATCCTTAAACCATTCTCTTATTTTATCCATTCCTTTTTTATAGATATTATCCCAAATATTTTGCTTAATTGATGCACTTTGATTATTGCCAACATTAACATCTTCTAATAAACTATCATCATAATTTTCATTAAAGAAATTTAAAGCAATCTCATCTAGAATATAATATTGACCTTTCTTAAAAGATTTTAAGTACTTATTAAAATTAAATAATCTTTTTTCATAATCAAACTCTTGCGGTAAAAGATTTTTATCAATTAACATCTGCATATTTTGTAAGGTAATTCTTTTCTTTTTATCACTAACAGTATCTAAATATTTCTCCATTATTTTAACTCTATTGCCATTATAGAGATTATCAAAAGCTCCCGACTTAATTAAACTAATCATTTGGATTTTATTAATTTTTACTTTGGATAGAAAGTCTTCTAAAGAAGTGTAAGGTCTGTTATCAAAAATTTCATAAACTAATTGAGTCCCAATTCTTGTGATACCTTTCATTCCATAAATTATCGCATTATCTTTTATTGAAGGAATGAATATTAAATCTGATTTATTTATATCTGGTGGGAGAACTTTAATTCCTTTTGAGATTGATTCACCTATTGCTGCGGCGATTTTGCCATAATTAACAGTTTTATTCCTTTTCTTTTCATCATTATCTTCATCATTAAAATCAGATTCTAATAAATCTGAACCACCTGCGTTGACTATTAAACAAGCACAATTCCAATAAATTTCAGGAAAATTTGTTGCTAAGTATAAGGTTTGAATGCCTACAAACGAATAAGCCAAACCATGCGTATGAAATATAAAATTTCATTACTGACTATTTTTTAAACGTTTTACAATGATGACTAATTCATTAACGTTTACACTATTTCCAGTTATGTATCAATAATAACTGTACTTCTCATCTCACTGAGAATAGTCGATACAATATTTTTAAGACAGAGTACCTAAGATTTTTTGATTTTTTTCTTTATTTTTGTTTAGAGGATAATATAAATTTTTATCAACCCTACTTTTACCACTATTAATTTTTTTTATAGTTGAATAACAAATATTATATTTTTTAGAAATCTCTAATAAAGTCATATTTGAAAAAATAATATCATATTTACATTTTTTTGACCAACTATCTTTACTCCTATCATATAAGGGATAATTATTATTTGGGTTAAACCATTTATCTCCTTTATTAATCTGAGATAAATAACTTCGTGAGATATGATATTCTTTTGCTATTTCAGTTAAAGAACGAGAAGTCTTTAGTTCTTCAATTATTTTTTCTTTTAATTCTTTACTATATTTTCTACTTTTTGAACCTTTTAATAAAGGATAATTTAAGTCTTCTCTTTTAAAATTCCAACCAGTATTGATATTTTGAAGAAAACTATCTTTTAAAAAGGGATATTTTTTCTGAATTTCAAAATATTGATATTTTTCACATAACATTCTCTGAATGTCTCTAACTTGTTCTTCATTTAAAATTTTTGACGCTTTACAACATTCTTCAAAAGTTTTCTTTGGCTTCGCGCAACCATCACCACCAACTGTAAGATTATATCCATTTTGTGTGGTTAATGTCTTAAAATAATCTATAAAGAATATTTCTCTTTCATTTAAATAATCTCTACCCATTTCATCAGGAATTTCTTCTATAATTTCAAATTTAAAATTTTCCCATCCATATTTTCTAATTGCATTATGAAAAGGGAGTTTATAACTATGACTTTTAGTATTATAACTATCTGATTTATGGCCTCTTTTTCTTTTTTCAATATTGTTAGTTTGGCCTATATATGATTTGGAATTTATTTTATTAGTAAATTTATATATATAAAGCATAATTTCACCTCCTTTTCTTAGTTAAATTTAGTCTGTCTTAAATTTATCACGAGATTTTACCCTCGTTAGCCATATAATTTATCTTTAGTCCTCAGATAAAATATTTTATATAACCTCATTGATAAAATGATTAAGTGTATTAACCCCATTACAAGGTTTTGCAAACGCGTATGACATTTGAGGCATCATAACTGTTTCCCAAACATATTCTCCCATCGCTACAGTCGGGCATTGAGAAATAAATTTTTTTCTTAATTCTGGAACTTTTTTTACTTGTTTTTTGGAGACAATTTTTCTGGCTACATTTGATTCGGCTAAAGTAAAATGTGCTACATTTTTATCCATACAAATTAACATCAAATCCTCTTGGCTAGCTGGTACACCAAAATTAGGAAGATAATATGGTTCTAATATCTTTATTTCTTCTTCTGTTAATCCAGCATCTCTTACTTCTTGATACCATAAATCCATATTGTTTTTTAATCTACAATATCTGTCGAGAGGACGTTCTTTTCCTTTTTCACCCATTAATCTCATCAAGCAATTTGCAGAAGTTAATTGAGTTGGATTAATTGGTTTAATTTTTTTTGCAGTATCTAAGCCAACTCCTGTTGAAAATTGAAATACATCTAAAACAGAGCCTGCGGCCAAAGCGTTCCAAAGTTTTTCGTCTTTTGTGTTTAAAACTGCTGGGTGAAGATATTTATTGTAAATTTGTCTTAATGTTAACTCTTTTTCAAAATAATTATCTTTTTGTAAAAGCTCAATACAAGTTGTAATTTTATTACAAACTTCCGTCACCAAAAAGTCAAACTTGGTATCACCCATTTTATCTGAATCATGGAGTTCAAATTGAGTAGTTAAATCTCCGTTTGGACTTCTCATTAAGGCATTAGTATCAAATGGAGAATTATTATACATCATTACTCCTGATGCGTGTTGACCTCGGCGGCAGACTAATCCTTCAATTGATTCTATTATTTCTAAAAGACCAGGATATTTATCAAGTTCGTTGACTAAAGCTTGAATTGGCTTCCAATCTTTTTCTTCATTTCCATAAACTGAATCATGAACTGAACGTAAAAAACCTCTTTCAACAGGAATTAAACTACTTAAATATTGAGTTGTTTCAACTTCCAATCCATTTGGAAATTCTTTACTTCGATAACCTCTCCCTGCCGCCGCAATTGCACTACGTGTGCCTTCTGTTCCAAATGTAGCAACTTGAACTACATTTAATTCTCCTCGCTCTTTTCTAATTTCTTCAAAGATTTTTTTGCGTTTTGTTGGCGTTAAATCTATGTCGATATCAGGCAATTCCACTCTTTCTTTATTTAAAAATCTAAAGTAAGGTAGCTCCCATTCAATAGGGTCTAATTGAGTAATACCTAACAAATAATTTGAAAGATAGCAAACAGAGCTTCCTCTTCCTGGTCCAACGATTGAGCCACAATCCCAGAATAAATCTATATAATGTTGAAAAGTATTGAAATACTCAAAAAGACAATTACCTAATTTTTCGCCAACTGTTTTTATTACATCAGCTTCAATTTCAATTCTTTCTATATAATTATCTTTTACTAAATTTTTATTATATAAACCTTCTAAACATTGATTAATCCAATATCTTTCTTGATTATTTCCTTTTAATAAAGAAGTTATTATTGGATATTTTGACAAATTTATATCTTGATATTGGATTTGAATTGGATATTCTTTAACCCTAACTTGTGGAATAATTGGATTATGATATAAATTATAACTCTCAATTTTGCCGTAAATTTCCATTGTATTACTACATATCTGTTTGAATTCATTTTCAGAATAGAAGTCTTTTAAGTTTTCATATGCTTCATTATTATCCATCATATGAGCGTCCCAATAAAATTCATCAACCTCTCTTTCACCCTCTTTTGAATTAAGATAAGCTTTATGAATTGGGCGTTCTTTTGCTGTTAAATAATGAGCATCAGACCCTATTATTATTTTTAAATTATATGCTTTTGCAATTGATTTAATTCTTTGATTAAAAAGCCTTTGGTCTTTTGAACTTCCTGCAGCAATTTCAAGATAGAAATCATCATGAAATAAATTAATGTTCCATTTAATAAAATCATCAATTTTTAATTTAATTGAGTAAATTTCATCTTCATTATTCTCTTTTTCTTCCGCTTTGATTAATTGCAAAACTAAATTATCTAATTCTGACCCTAAGCACGCACTTGAAGCTACTAATGAATTTGGATATTTTTTAATAATTTCTTCTAATTCATTCTTTTGAGTAGGAACTCTTGTCATTCCCCTTGAATTATAACTATAATACCATGCTTTAGAACTTAATTCCCTTAAAGCTCTATGTCCCTGATTATTTTTAGCTATTAAAATATAGTGCCAATATCTTTCAATATTATACCTATCGTCAACTAAATAAATTTCATTTCCTAAAGCAACTTTAAAATCTTCTGGAAGTTTATTCTCTTTTTTTAATTGTTCTTCTGTTTGAAGCATTTTAAGATGGCCGCAAAGGCATTCATGGTCTGTAAGAGTCAAACCTTTCATACCCAGATTATATGCTGTAGTGAGCATATCTGGTAGTTTATTGATTGCATCAATTAGACGGATATTTGAATATTCACTATGACAATGATTATCAAAACGAGGAACTAAATTTAAATTACTCATAATTTCCTCCTTTTCCTTATTTTCTATATTTATTATATCATAATTTAAAAGAAAAGTCAAATATTATTTAACTTATTATATGCCATTGTTAAAATTTGATAGGCTTCTATAAAGCCAATTCTTTTTCTATTGTTATCTCGATAATTTGTTAAGCAGATATTATAAGTTGATTTTCTAAAATCATTTAAAATTTGATTGGCTTCCTTAATTAATTCCTTTTGAAAATCTTCAGAAAGTTTTTCTTTATAAGCAATTGTAGCCAAATTTCTGTCAGTTTGTTTGCCTATGATAGTATTTGTACTATAATAAAAATTAATTTTTTCATTTCTTTTATCAATACACATAACATTAATATTTGTTGCTTGGCTTTTATTGTTTTCTATTACTCTTGAAAATATAGGCTCTGTTTGATTTAATTCATAAAAAAAATCGCCGCCAATTCTATAATCGTATAATTCTTCTAATGACAGCATTGTTTCTTTAATTTCGTTATCTCCATAAAGAAAAGTTTTTATAAGATTAGAATTATTATTTTCTCTTCTTTTAAAAACAAAACTACAGACATTGTAATTAGTTTTTTCAAACATTGAATCGAAATAAATATTAAGTCTTTGTACTGAAAAATTTTTAAAGAAAAGTTTTCTGATATTTTTAGATTTTTCGTCTGCAAAAAAATTGATTGGAATTATTAAGATGCCGCCACAGCATTCTAACATTGTATTGATTGCTATTTTATATAAATCATCAAAATTATTATTAATAAAATATTTTTTATCTTTAGCTTTGTTTTTGGCTAAATAAGGTGGGTTCGTTATAACCCATTTATTTCTATAATCTGGCGGATTTAATAAGGTATCTCTATAATGCTCTGATTCCTTACTAAAAGAAATATCGTAGTATTCTTTGATTTTTATATCCCTTACCATATCGCCCCTTCCATAAAAAGGTTCGATAATATAGGCATCATTAGGAATAAAATCTAATAAGCCATCTAATAATAGACTATTTATCGAGTAATGTTTTGTTTTTTCTATATCAGTCAAATACTATTCCTCCTTGAAGAATTTCATCTACACTAAAAATCTTTACCTTACTGTTATTTTGAAAATATTGTTTTAATTCATCTCTTTTACTATCCCAAAAATCTCCATCTAAAATTGCCGCAACATAATGCTTGATACTTCCTTTGATTAAAAAAGAAACAACATCATTATACTGATTATCCTGCGACCCACCACAATCTTTTGTATATTTTTGCGTAATATAAGTGTTATTAATTTTAAAATCTGCTGATTTTGTTGTATTGATTTCTTTTTTATTAGTTATTTCTCCATTATCATTAAATCTAATGGCGTTTTTACCGCTTTGAGGCAATGTTTTTGTATTTAATAAATCCGCTACTATTTTTTCAATATAATTTTGCTTTAGTGGGTTCTTTATAAAATATGATG